GGCCTCACTGCGCCCTCGTCGACGAGCTGCACGAGCACCGCGACGGCGTGGTGCTCGAGATGCTGCGCGCCGGCTTCAAGTTCCGCCGATCGCCGCTGATGTTCATCACCACCAACAGCGGATTCGATCGCAATTCGGTGTGCTGGCTGTACCACGACAAGGCCGTCAAGGTCTCGCACGGCACGCAGCAAGACGATCAGTTTTTCGCCTACGTGTGCGCGCTCGACGAGGGCGACGATCCGATGACCGATGAGGGCTGCTGGATCAAGACCAACCCAAACCTCGGGATCTCGATCCGCCTGCCCTACGTGCGCGGCCAGGTGAGCGAAGCGAAGATGATGCCGGCCAAGGAATCGAGCGTGCGCCGGCTGCAGTTTTGCGAGTGGGTCGACGCGGATTCACCGTGGATCAGCGGCGACGCCTGGCGCGCCATCGAGGTCGACCGCCCGGCCGATCTGATGGCCTGGCTGTCACCTGATCGGCAGCCGCTCACGCTGGCCGTCGACCTGTCGGTGACGACCGACCTGTCGGCGCTGGCCATCGCGGCCGAGGTGCGTGGCCAGGTGCGTGCAGCGGTCGAATTCTGGACACCTGCGGACACGCTGCGCACGCGCGCCGAGCGCGATGGCGTCGACTATCCGCTGTGGGTCAAGCAGGGCCACCTGCAGGCCGTGCCAGGCTCGTCGCTGGACTATGGGCCGATCGCCACGCGCATCGGTGCGCTGGCGCAGCAGCGGCACGTTTCGCGCGTGGTGTTCGACCGCTACAAGATGGCCTATCTCAAAACCGCCATGGCCGAGCGCGGCATCGGCCTCGAGCTCGTCGAGCACCCGCAGACCTTCGTGAAACCGAAAGGCGGCTGGCTGTGGATGCCCGAGAGCATCAACCAGCTCGAGGCCGCGGTGCTGCACCAGACCCTGCGCGTCGCGCATAACCCTGCCCTCACCTTTGCCGCCGCGTCGGCGGTTTCGGTGCAAGACGAGCAAGGCAATCGCAGTTTTTCAAAAAGAAAGAGCACGGGCCGCATCGACGGCCTGGTCGCGCTCACCATGGGAGTCGGCGCCCTGCGCACACCGCAGCCCGCCCTCGACGTCGAGAGCTGGATCGCCTGATTCGGGCTGCGGCCTGGTGCACGGTGAGCAGCCACCAACTCAAAACAGTATGTAGACGTCTACCGTAGGCGCCTACAGATACGCCTTTGAGATTGTCCCCGAGGTGTCTCTGTAGATTGCTATAGAGAGGGAGAGGGAGAGATAAATACATCAGAGCGCGAGCCAACAGTCGAGGCCTTTCCTGCGCGCGTGCGTGCGCGCGTGCGCGAGGCTTGATTCTGTAGCAATGAATATCACCGCAGCACGCGAAAACCTACCGTGTACCAATTGCAGCGAGCCCGCCAGGCGCGGTTTTCATAGGTGATTCGGAGGCGCCGAATTTCTGCGAAAGAGAATAATTCGGGAGCATGGCAAAACCCCTTGACGATAGTTTTTTGAAGGACAAAGATCCCGGCCCATGACAAACCCAAACCGCCCGCCGAAAAGCATTCGCGAGGATGCCGGTGGCTCGGGTTTGAAATCGCAACAAGGGGCGACGGTTCACCGGCCCCAGAACCGCGCAGGCCCTCCGCCTGTGAAGGGGCTGGGCCATGCAACCGACAAACGCCACTAAGCGCGCCGCGGCCTTCGCCGGGCCGATCGTCAAGCGCGCCAGCGAGACCGCTACCGACACCGCGCTCGGCCTGCGATTCGTCATCAGCTCCGACAGCACCGATCTTGCCGGTGATGTCGTCGAGCAGTCAGGCCTGACGCCGGCATACAACCCGCTGCCCGCCATGATCGACCACGGCGACGGCATGAATGAGCTGATCGGCACCTGGCAGGATCTGCGCAACGAGGGGAAGCGCACGAGCGCCACGCTGTCGCTGCTGCCGGCCGGCATCAGCCAGGCCGCGGATCTTGTCCGCGCGATCCACAAGGCCGGCGTGCGCCTGGCCGCCTCGATCCGCTTTCTGCCCGATGCCGATGCCTGGGAGCCGATTCGCGCACCTGCGACGAACGGCAAAGGCCTCGGCGAAATCACCGGCTTTCGGTTCCTGCGCGCCAAGCTGCTCGAGTGCAGCGTCGTCACGCAGCCCTGCAATCCCGATGCACTGCAGCTGGTCGGGAAGTCACTGCCCGCACAGCACCGCGCCGCCCTGGATCGGCTGATCCGCCAAGAGACCGCGCACCACTCCGCCACACGCGCCAAGGCAGTCGCCGCGGTGCAGCGCATCGACGCGCTTCTGTCTGCCTGAAGGGTTCACGCCATGAAAACCATTGCCCAAAGCATCCGCGAAAAGATGGCCGAGCTGGCCGACATCCGCAAGCAACTGCTCGAGGCTGTCGCACAGCACGAGGCCGGCGAGGAAGCGGCCGGCGAGCTCGTCGACGACCTGACCGTCAAGAGCGAAGCCGCGGCCACCGAGCTCGAGCGCCTGAAGCGCGTGGAAAAGGCGATGGGCGCCCGCGCGAAGGGCCCCGAGGACGGCGAAGGCGAGGGCGAAGGCGAAGGCGCGGCCGAGATCGATCCCAAGACAGGCGCCGCGACGCCGCTGCTGCGCCTCGGTCGCGGCACCGACAAGCCACCGGCCGGCGAGCTGCTGGCCAAGATGGCCATTGCGCGTGGCATCGCGCACTATGAGCGCCAGCCGCTCGATGCGGTCGTCGCGAAGCTGTACCCGAAAGACAAGCAAGCCCTCGCGATCGCGAAGACCGCGACCAACGCCGCCGACACCACCACCGCGGGCTGGGCCGCCGAGTTGGTGACCACCGAGATCCGCACGCTGCTGCAGGTGGATCTGCGCCCGACCAGCGTGGCCGCCGGCCTGGCGCTGCAGGGCCAGCTGCTCAATTTCCAAGGTGCGCAGAGCATCGTGATCCCGAGCTACAGCACGCGCACCACCGCGCTCGGTGGCTCGTGGGTCGGCGAAAACGGCGTGATCCCGGTGAAGCAAGGTGTGATCAGCTCGCAGCGCCTGAACCGCTACAAGCTGGCCGTTATCACCGTGCTGACGCGCGAGCTGCTGCGCGCCGGCAACCCTGAAGCGCTCAACCAGCTGCGGGCAATGATGGTGCAAGACACCGCCAACATGCTCGACACCTCGCTGCTCGATGCGGGCGCGGCGGTGCCGGGCATCCGCCCGGCCGGCCTGCTGGCTGGCGTGGTCATCGGTGCCGGCTCGGCGCTGGGTGGCGCTGCCGCAGTGGCCGCCGACCTGAAAACGCTTTACAACGGCCTGCTCGCCGCCGGTGTGGGCATTAAGCCGGTGCTGATCGTCAACAGCTCCACGCTGTTCGGCCTCGGCCTGGTGGCCACGCCGCTCGGCGAATTCACGTTCCGCGCCGAGGTCTCAACGGGTCGCCTGCTGGGCTTCCCGCTGCTGTCGTCGCCCTTCGTGCCAGCGGGCACCGTGATCATGGTGGACGCGGCCTACTTCGCCAGCGCATTCGACACGCCCGACATCGACGTCAGCGAGCAAGCCACGCTCACGATGGCCAACGCTGACGGCGTGGCGCCCACGCAAGCGATGGACGTGGCCGGCGCGCTCGGCGTGGCCGATCAGGTGCCGCCCGACCGCGGAATCATGGTGGCCGGTGGCGTCGGTGGCGCTGCCTCGGCCGGGTATCGCGCGATGTCGCTGTTCCAAACGTGGACCCTCGCGCAGCGCCTGGTGCTGCCGGTCTCGTGGGGCCTTACCCACGCGGGCACGGTGCAGGCCCTCAACGGCATCACCTGGTAAGCCTTCCGCCTGTGCGTTGCCATTTCCCCGGGCCGCGTGCCCGGGGCTTTTGAGTGAGGGTTGCCATGCTGGTCTACATCACTTGTCCCGCTGTCGCTGCCGCCTATGCGCGGCCCCTCGGCTTCAACATCGTTCCGACCGTGGTGGGCCTGGCGATGATTTCCGGCCTGCAGGCCTATGGGCTGAACCATCCGGGTTTCTGGCCTGGTCTGGGCTACTGCGATCCGGCGATGCCGACACCGGGCCCAACCGAGGACCCGCCTGCACCGCCGCCGCCGCCGCCACCGCCGCCTGCCCCGTGCCCTGCACCACCCTCGCCGGTGCCGACACCATGAGTGCCGTGCTGCTGCAGACCTATGCGCCGTGCGCCGAGCTCGACGGCCGCGACGGCCTGCTCGCCTGCGACGAGGATCTCGCGCGCCGCCTGGTCGACGAGGGCCGCGCGGAGATCATGAATCCATGGGCCGAGGCCTTCCGCTACGTGCCCGGCACGCCCGCGTATGCGGCGATGCGTGCGCGTGGCGCGAGTGACGTGGCACCAACCCCCACCGCGCCCGAAACGATCGCACCAGCGAGCGCCTCGCAAGTCGGCGAGGCCTCGGCGGCGCCGCCGAAGCGTGGCCCTGGCCGGCCGCGCAATCAAGAAGCGCTGCTGTGAGCCAGGCCGTGATCACGCCGACCCGCGCGCCGCTGGTTTCGCGCGTGTGGGGCGCGCTGAAATCCATGGTCGGCGTGAATGGCCAGGAGGGCACCTGGCGCGGGCCGTTTTACGGGATCACCGAGTTTTTCAACACGCGGCAGATCGGGCCGCTTGACGATGGCTGGCAGCAGTACCTGCGCCTCAACCGCCAGGCGGTGGCCTGCATTCCGGTCGTCGCCGCGATCCGCCACCTGCACCGCAGCGCCTTTGCGCAGCTGCGCCCGGCGCACAAGCGCCAAAGCAAGAGCGGGCAGATCGAGGTCGTCACCGACTCGGCCGCCGCGCGTGTGCTGCTGTGGCCGAACGATTACGAAACGTGGAGCGATTTCGCCGCCCGCCTGGTCGACGAATGGCTCGCCGCTGGTGAGGTGCTGGTGATCGGCCCGCGCAATGGGCGCAACGAGGTCGCGCAATTGCACATCCTGCCGCGCGGCAGCTGGCACCTGCTGATCGACCCCGAAAGCCGCGCGATCTTCTACGGTGTGAACGACACCGGCGAGCTACTGCTCGACGATGGCGGCAACCTCACCGCGGCGGTGCCGGCGCGCGACGTGATGCACCTGCGCTGGGCCACGCCGCGGCATCCGCTGATCGGCGAGAGTGCTTTCGCGGCGGCCGGCGTTGCGGCCGGCATTCATGTCGCGCTCAGTCATTCGCAGCTCGCTTTTTTTGCTCAGATGCGCCGGCCCTCGGGCGTGCTGAGCACCGAGCACGTGCTCAGCGGCGAGCAGATCGAAATGCTGCGCAACAAGTTCGATGAGCAATCGA